GCGCGTTTCGACCCTTAGAGAATGTGGGTAGAATGCCGCCCTTTCCTGCCCAAGGCCAGACTTGACAGGATGAGCAACAGCAGGAGAGATGGCAGAGTGGTCGAATGCGCCGGATTCGAAATCCGGTGTACTCGCAAGAGTACCAAGGGTTCGAATCCCTTTCTCTCCGCCAATTCAAGGACTTGGGTCTTACCTCGGGTCCTGTATCGCTTCCGCAGCAAGCCCGACTTACGACGGAATTCCGACAGCAGCCAAGGGATTCAGCCGTCGAGCCTCTTCCAGGTGCTCCGGCGCCAGGTGTGCATACCTCATGGTCATGACCAGTGACGAATGCCCAAGGATCCTTTGCAAGGTCAGGATGTTCCCGCCGCGCATCATGAAGTGTGAAGCGAACGTGTGTCGAAGCACGTGCGTCGATTGACCATCAGGTAACACCAACCCGATGCGCTTCACGGTCAACCTGAATGCGTTGAGACATGGCTGGAACAGGTACTCATTCACACCGTGGGCCTTGTGGTGAGCCAGCCATTCAGCCTCCAAGGTTGTATCTATTGGAACGGCGCGGTACTTCCCCGACTTTCCGACGTAGCTGACACGTCCATCGCCGCGTATCTGGTGGATGGTGATTCCTTCGGCTTCACTCCAGCGGGCGCCAGTAGCAAGGCAAAGCTTCGTTACCGGTAACACATGAATGTTGGAACTTTCTTTCAACGCGGCGAGCAGGTCGGCTATCTGCTCGTGGTTAAGGTAGGAGAGTTCCCGCGCGTCGATCTTGAACTGCCGAACTCGTGTCAACGGGTTGTCGCCGTCCCAAAAACCAAGCCTCTGGCACTCATGCAGCACGGCGCGCAAGTAGGCGTGCTCACGATTCATCGTGTTGCGGCTGGTGCCTGCCTCTAAGCGGGCTTCGCGGTAGGTGGCGAAGTGCTGGCCGGTGAAGTCACGAGCGAAGGGGTTACCCATAGCCGACACCATGCGGCGCAACCTGGGGATTGTGTCCTCTGCCGATTTCAGGCCGGGCGCGTGGTGTGTGGCCCATAGCTCCACCAGGTCGGACAGTCTTCGGCTGTCCTTCTTCGGCGGGTGCCAGTCGGGATGCTCTTGCCGCTGGGCAGCCGCCCAGATTTCGAACTGCTTGGCTTCGGCCTGGGTACGGAAAACACGCTTGAGCCGGGTACCCGTCCGCCCCCCGGGCTGCACGTCGCATAGCCACTTCCCATCAGGGCGCTTCTTGATCATCGATGCAATCGCCGGTCAGTTCACAGTAAATGGCTGCGGCAACGTCGGCTTTCTTCTCCGGTGAAAAGTCGTTACGTGTGGTGGTGACTACACGGATAGCTGAAGCAAGAGCTCCTTTGTTGATGAGGCTTCTCGGGTGATTTATCGGGTAAAGCTCTCGTGGCGGTATGCCGGCAAGTACCCATGCCGGCTGAATTCCGAAACACATGAATCCGAGAAGGGTCTTCCCGTTAGGGATGGTGTGTCCAGCCTCCAACTCCTGAACACCTCGCTTTGTGCCTCCTATCTTTGCCGCCAACTGCTCCTGAGTAAGCCCGAGTTCCTTTCTCAGAGCGGTGATGCGGGCAGCAATCTGGTCCTGGATCTCTTGTGATGGCGGAAGATCGTTCAAGGATAGTGAAGTCATGGTGTCGCCTCAAAAAAATATGGGTGGCGTAAAAAATTAGTTTGCAGACACGTTGCTGTGTGCTAGTGTCACTTCACTATGTGTCTGTGTAGGTTCTTGAGATGGAAAACCACGGTATTACGGTAGCTCAGTCCAGCGTGCCGGTCTATGTGCCATTCATGACGATTGGCCGTTTCGCGTCCTCGGTAGGAGTTTCCGACGACACGGTCCTAGGCTGGCAGCGAAAGGGGTACATAAGTACCATAAAGCTGGGAAAACGCGTCATGGTGGACCTGCGCCCCTGGCTGTCTGAGGTGCGGTCATGACCTGCTCGAGCAAACCCAGGGTTCCCCACCGCGCCGCGCCGGACCGCAGCGCCAGCGAGGACCGCCGCGGCCCGGTGGGGGTGCCCCACAGTGGCGCCGTAGGGGAGGTGCCCCCCCCCATTACTAACAGGGGGGATAGGTCTACCCAGGCGGGTGCCCAGGAGCCGCGTATCCCTCGGACGGCTATCAGCCTGGTCATGGATGACGGTGAGGTGGTCGTGGTCGAGGTTCCGCCTGTCATGGCTGGCCAGTACGCCATCATCGACTGGGTACAGTTCACCGTGTCGCGTGAGTCATTCCGCCGAACTGGTCACTGGACTTCCTCCCCCGACGGTGAAGGTCAGGTGTGGGTGATGGATGGGATCCCCACGATCACCGACGAGGACGAGGTACTGGTGGCCAGCCAGATCCTCACTACGATTCTCGGGTACGGCGTCACCGGCAAGCGCGATCGCGGCATGATGTTCTATCGCGATGCCTACATCCTCGGCGATGGCTGGGGCTATCTCTGTATCGGCGGCCAGCGAGATACGCTGCTCGTGGTGCTCACCGGTCATGCCTGCCTGCATGCGGCCGATGGCTGGCAACATCGCCTACACCGCTGGTTCACCAGCACCGCCAAACGCCCCAAAATCACCCGTATCGACCTGGCGGTCGATTACCTGACCGGTGCGGTCACTGTTCAGCAGGTCCGTGAGGCCTATCGCGGTGGCAGGCTCGACAGTTACGGACAGCACCCGAGCTGCGACCAGGCCGGCCCATGGGACAGCCCGAGACACCATCACCGTGGTCTGACTTACTACGTTGGCCGGCGAACCTCGGGCAAATTCCTGCGAGCCTATGAGAAGGGCCGCCAGCTAGGCGACGGCAATAGCCCATGGGTCCGCCTCGAAGTAGAAATCAAGTCAGCCGGCAGGCTGATCCCGCTCGATGTCCTGCTCCGCCCATCCGACTACTGGGCCGGCAGCTATGACTATCTCGCCGAGGTCGCCCCATCACCTGACGCGATCCCCGAGCGTATCGCCGTCGCCCAGAAAACCGCCGAGATCAGCGTCGAGCGTGCCGTCGAGGTGATACGCCATCAGATGGGCGCATATGTCCACGTTCTTCGTGACGTGTACGGCGATACCGAGTTCCTGCAGCTGGTGGACCGGGACGCGATCCCGCGCCACCTACGCCCCGTCATGTCCGATCTGTCTACCTGCCCCCCGCCGCTGATCGAGCGCGGGCACCTGACGATTCCGGTCCCTGCAGGGTGGGCGTGACATGTACGGACTCCCGACCCCGCCGGCATTGCTGCTCATGCGGCCTCACTTGCACCACTGCCTCGGTACCGTGGTCGCCCACCCGTATTCGGTTCTCGGGCATGGCTCCTGCGCCGTCAATATCAGTTACCTATCTTTTCACCCCCCATTTCATCGCCCAATGGGAAAAAGGGTCTGCGTGGCGTTACTCAATCGGAGCAAGTGAAATGAAATTCAGCACTGAAATCAAAGTTCTGGGCATGAAAGCCTCGAAAGGCGAAATGGACAACGGCCTTAAATTCGATTCGACAAAGGTTTACGTCGAAACGCAACTCGACGAGTCGAAAGGTAACGCTAAGGGCTTCGCCGTTGCGGAATACACGTTCGGCCTGTCCGATGAATTTGAGAAGTTCCGCCGCCTTCCTTTCCCCTTCACTGCAAGTGCCGAAATGGAACTCCAGACCAACGGCAAGACCCAAAAAACCGTCATGCTCGGCCTGGTTCCCAAGGGCGTTGCCTCTGCCACTAAATCCTGAGGGTGCCGAAATGGAATGGCGTGATGTCTTCATCGTCCAGGATCGTGCTAGCCACCTGTTCCTATATCCGTCACAGGATGGCGATGTCGGCTACACGCCTCACCTACGGGAGGCAGGTTACTTTTTCTCTGCTGACGAAGCCGTGGAATGCGCGCTAGAAACCTGCGATCTTCCGGGCTTTGATGTTTTCCAGTGTCGCAAACTGGTCACCGTATAGACAAATCCGAGAGTAATTAAAATGTCCGATACCACTAGCAGGCTGAGTATCTATGTCCAAGATACCGAAACGGGTCTCTTCCTATCTGACGAGGAGGAAGGCATTAAGGTACATCGGCGAATCCAAGAATCCAGGCCTTTCCATTTCGTGGAACGAGCAGCAGCAGCCGGCGAAAAACACTTCGGCGTAGGAAAATACGATGTGTTTATCACCCGTCGATGGATAGTGCCTGGGACAGAAGAGCAATACCCGGCATGTGTGCTCATGCGGACCGTATGAGGTTTCTATAAATGCCCGCCTGTGTCGCCATACATGAAGGGGTTTTAATAGTCGTGTCACCCCAGGTCGTAAATCCCGTAATGGATTGCACCGGTTACCTGCTTTTGACTCCATCTGAGTATCAAGTTAGCCAGGTAGTGGACCCGGCACAGGTGGCAGAGATTTTTAGTTATGGCTTCGCCTTGGTCATGGCTTCGTATCTCGGGGGCTGGGCTGTTGGCCAGGTCCTCAAGACCCTGCGTTCGGCTCGTCGCTGAACGTTCTCACTTCTGCAATAGGAGCACCACCATGCTGCAACACAAACGCATCATCCGTCATGCCATCAGTCTGGGTCTGGTTTTCGGTTCCGTCGCTGCTCATGCCACTGGCCCCGCCTCTCTGGCCGAGATGTACGCCTCCATCAGCTTCGCCGATGTGTTGGCCACAATCTTCAGCGTTGGCGTGCTGGTCATTGCCGTGGACCTGGCCCAGATCGGCTACATGCGTGCCCGCCACATGATCAAGGGCGCGCGTTAATCGCCTCCCGGTGGTCGTTCACGGGCAGGGGGGCAACTCTCTGCCCGTTTTTTATTTCAGGGGCAAAAACATGGATGTCAATTTCTGGTACTTCGCTTTCTTCCTCGCCGGTCTGCTTTGCGGATATGCAGCGGTTCAAGGCTTGAAGGGGTGAACATGAAACGTCTATTCATCTATATGTTGATGTTCATTGTTGCTGAGGCTCAAGCGGTTGCGGTACCTGCGTATTCCGGCAAGATTAATAACGCGGTGGGCTCAATCATCCAGGCGAAAACCGTAAAGCAAGGATTCGCGGCTAATGATCCGCGTTTCGGTGCTACGGTTTCTGCTGCTGGTACTGCTGCAACAACTGTAGCCGTGGGCCTTGCGACGGGGGCGGTTGCTACGGTGGGTTGGCCGGCTCTGCTGATAGGCGCGGGTATATCCGCTCTTGTTACCGGCGCTGTTGCGCTTGGCGTCGATGGGCTGGTGTCTTGGCTCTGGCCTGATCAGACTCACACGGGTCAAACTCAGTTAGCCATTACAGGATCTGCGGCGATAGTCGATCTTTCGCAATACCCGCCTATTCCTTCCAGCACGATAACGATATTGAATACTTATGGCACTGGGGCGGATGTTTGGTATCGACATTCCAATTATCCGACTACGAATCAGGCATTTCATTTCCGGACAGTTAATGTGAAATGCCCGGGGTCTGGTGTGTTTTGTGGTTCAGGTATGTCGCTTAGCATGAATGCGCTTAGCTATGACATGACATCAACAACGATTACCGGCACTCAAAAATGGACACCTGGTTACTCTGTACAAACTGGATCAGATTCCAGCACTAAAACATATTCTGTAATTTATCAGGAAACTGATCTGATAAATGGTAGTTGGATATCTACAGGTGCAATGCCGGTAGCCTATACGCCTAAATGGCAAAACTGGGCACAAACCGCATTAGATATACCAGCAAGCTATGCAACACAACCTTTGAGCGATCAGCAGTTGGCGGCTATTGCTAATGCAGTATGGAAGAATGCGGCGAGCGCAAACAATTCTCAGGCAATACCATGGTCGGCCTCTGACCCTATTACTCCTGCTGATATATCGACCTGGCGCCAGGCTAATCCTAGTCTAGTTCCTACGGTGAGTGACTTTGTTTCTCCTGTTGCCGCTCCTGGTACTTCTGTTGTCCCTATCACCAATCCTTTAACGGATGCGCCACCGGTTACGGTTCCAGGAACAACGCCTTCAACGACACCTAGCACGACTACGGCAACGGTTGAATGGGGCGACCTGGTGACCCCTACGCTCGAAGCTACCCCCACTACAGAATCTATTCTTGATCCGCTTTTCAACATGTGGCCGCAGTGGAACAACTTTGCCTTTCCTTCTCATGCCTCGGAATGCCCACGGCCTACATTCGTCGCAATGAATCACACCTTTACTTTTGACCAGCTTTGTACCTGGGTTGAAATGATTAGAGAACCGTTGCAGGCATCGTTCGCTTTGATGTGGGCATTTATCGTTATCGTTATTGTCATGGGTGCATAAATGGGCGCTTTATTGTCTGGAATGCTTTCTTGGTTGTTCAAAACGCTATTGATAAAGTTTGTTACCTTCACCGTTCTTTATCTTGTCGTTTCGTCATTCGTGACATATCTCATCAGTAAGCTTTCAACATTCGGCCCTGATTCATTGATAGCCGCATTATCGGCTTGGAGTCCTGCAATGTGGTACTTTGCGGATTTGACGTTGTTCACTCAGGGTGTGCCGGCTGTAATCAGTGCATATGCATTGCGGTTCGCTATTCGTCGCATGCCGATAATCGGTTAACGTCCATGTCCATCAACGCCTATACCGGTTTGCAGGGCTCCGGGAAAAGTTACGAGGTCGTAAGGGAACTGATCATCCCTGGCGTTGCTGCTGGTCGCCGAGTTGTCACCAACATTGACGGGATTGATAACGAGGCAATCAGGGCTTATGTGTGCGAAAAGAAAGGGGTCGATCTTGAGAAAATCGGTCACGTTCATTCCGTCACAAATGAGGTTGTGTTAGCTCCTGGATTCTTTCCTACTGCGCATGATGACGAACAGTCGATCGTTCGTTCTGGTGACCTGGTGGCCATTGATGAGGCCTGGCGGTTCTGGGGGACGGATTCAAGAATATCCTCTGAGCATCGGGTTTTCTTCCGCGAGCATCGGCACTTCACCCACCCGGAGACGGGCGCGGCCTGTGACCTGGTGTTGATGGCGCAGGACATATCAGACCTTCACCGAATGCTTAAGGTAGTTATTGAACTGTCCTTCCGCACGCATAAGGCGAAAGGCCTGGGGCTTAACAACGTCTACACAATCACCATGTGGGAGGGCTACAAGCAAACAGCAAAGGGAGCGGTGAACGATTGGACCAAGACCTATGACAGGGAAATATTCCCGCTTTACAAGTCCTATGCGGGAGAGAAACAGGGCCAAGAGGAACAATCTGACAAACGCCAGAATGTTTTCAACGATAAGCGCCTGCTATTCAAAATTGCTTTTGTGGTGATTGCTGCTTCATTCGCTGCATGGCGTCTTTACCATTACTTCCATGATGGCATGACGAAGGGAACGGCGGCTTCACCTGGTGGAACGTCTCAGGCTGTTGCGTCTGTTCCGGTCGTTCTGCCGGCACAATGGCGTATTGTGGGCTTGATCGAGACGGATGGAATCAAGCGGGTTGTGTTGTATGGCGCAACCGGCTTTCGCATTGAATCCGCTGTGAACTTCACGGGCTACGGTCTTTCCTTGACCGGAAATATTGATGGTATGCGGGTAACTCGTTTCACTGGTCAGGCGCCGTCTGACGGTAAGTCGAAGGGGATAATTCCATGAAAGCTTTTCTTCTGGTTCTGATCTTGTTGTTACCGGTAACAAGTAATGCCGCGAGCAAGTCACAACCATCATTTGATTTCGATAGCTTTTCTCTTTCTCACATCATGCGAACGATCTATATCGAGTCTTTCCCTGAAAGGTCGTATTCGTTCTGCCCTGAGTTGTTGCAGGACGCTCGCCCGGTTTCTTTTCGGTATCGTGCGCAGGATGGGGACTTTCGTTCTTTCTTCTCGACCTACCTTCGCAACCTGGGTTACCTCCTGGAAGAAAAGGGCAAGGTCGATTTCATCCGTCCGCTTCCGTCTGTTGCGCCTGTCTCTGTATCGCAGGACGTGAACCAAGAGATTTTTTACTACCGGCCCAAGCATCGGGAGGGTGGTTACCTGGTGGAGCTTCTCACGCCTCTGTTCACCGGCAAGTTCACCAGTCAGCGGGCTATCTCCACCAGCAAGGATTCATCGTTGACCGGTCAGGCTGCGGGGCAGACTCCTGCGCCTCAAGGCTCGGCGCTTGGCGAAATGCAACGCCAGCTTGATCAGCTGCTTTTCTATGGTTCCGCTGGCGAGGTCAGGGCGTTGAAAAAGCTGCTTCCCCAGGTTGATACGCCTACGGCGCAAGTCATGATTTCCAGTGTGCTCTATGAGGTTCAAACGGATGTTTACAAGGGTTCGGCTATTCAACTGGCTACTTCTCTGCTGGGGGGCAAGCTCAAATTGAACCTGGGGGCCGCTACGGCTGCGGATAACTATGTTTCCTTCGCCGGCTCCAGTGTTAACGCGATCATGCGGGCCTTGAACACGGATACACGATTCAAGGTTCTGAGTTCACCCAACTTGCGCGCGACTTCGGGAACAACTGCGCGCCTTGTGGTGGGGGAGGACGTGCCGGTCTTGGGGTCTGTCACCTATCCGCAGGGCGGGGCGCCGGTGCAGTCGGTTGATTACCGTTCATCAGGCGTGATTTTTTCGATTCATCCAGAAATACGGGACGAGTCCATTACTGTGACGGTGGACCAGCAGATAAGCAACTTTGTTACCACTAACAATGGGGTGAACAACTCGCCTACCTTGATCAAGCGTCAGATTGCAACATCTGTTGACCTGGTGGATGGCGACGTGGTGGTAATAGGCGGTCTTAAACAAGAGAAGGATTCGCACAATCGAAGTGGTCTATCCTTCCTTCCGGATTTTCTTTCTTCCGATTCAGTCGATAAGACATCTTCGGAAGTTTTGCTTTTTCTTCAACTCAAGAGGATATGACATGCGAATCATTCTGCCTGTTTACATCTGGTGGCTAGACTTACAGCCTTCAACACGTCTTTACCTGGTGGCCATTTTCTCGGGGGCGGTACTCGGCCGTGAGCTTGCTACATATCTCGGCTGGCGCTGATTATCCTGTTACCGGTAACGGTGTAATGATGTGACGTGATGTGACGTGATGTGATGTGATGTGATTATGGACTTTCCGATTCACCATTTATCACATAGAGTGCATTGCACCATTCTTTGGCATCCTGCTCACGTACCTGATCGCTGGCCATGACCTGGTAACTAGACTCGATGTGCTCTAAGGCCATGTCACCGGCGTCCTCGCCAGCCGGTAGGGCGCGAGGTCTGGTGAACATGGCTTTTCAACTTCATGTGACGCAGCCGGTTCACGACCGGGCGGCCGGCCATCCGGCGGGGGTTGGCCGGATAGCCGGAACGTCCCGGCGCGCGCTGACGGTTGGTCAACCAATGGTTTTGAAGTGCCGCAGGGAGGCTGCCGGGGTGTGGGGGCGGGCGTAGCCCCCACGGTTTTGCTTTTGCCTTCCGACAAACTTACGACGGCAAAGGCGTCCAAAGCCATCTAACCAAGGTGCAACCCACGTAAAACCGTATATTGGCGGATATTGACGGCTAAAAAGTGGGATTCGAAATCCGGTTTAGTGCTTGCACTAACGGGGGTTCGAATCCCCCTCTCTCCGCCAGTAATAACCACTCACCCGCATCTATCTTGGGATCAATGGTTGCCAAAGACCGGTGATCTTAGGGTG